ATCCTATGATAGAAAAAGTTCAATCTATCACTACAATCGGCGCACAAACACTTGTCCTTGATAGGAGTGATGTTAAGAAATTAGAAGGAAAGAGAGTAGGTATTATTGATGATGTAGTATCTACAGGTGGTTCTTTGATAGGGCTTCAGACAATGTTAGAAAAAATTGATTGTTCTATTGTATGTAAAGCGGCAGTCTTATTGGAAGAGGCTGGATATGATAAAGGTGATATACTTTATTTAGAAAAACTCCCAATTTTTAAACCATAAGGTTTTGTAGGATTGTACCTTAGAACAACCCTATTACACACAACACACACATAAAGGAGACAATATGTCTAATCCATATGAATTAAGATTTAGACTCTTAGAAATGGCATCGAGCTATCTCTATGACCAACAAGAAAGACAACGGGGCTTTGCCGTTGATGCATGGGAATTTGCAAAAGAACAAGGTGAAGCAAATATGAAGTTATGGAAAGAACTTCAACCTGAATCCTTTACCATTGAGGATATTAAGACGAAGGCAACTGAACTCTACGAATTTGTTGAGAAAAAAGCCTAGGTAAAATCAGGGAAATAAATGATTCCGATAATTGATTTCAGAAGTAAAACCTGCATAGAAGAAATGCATAGAGCATATACTACTTGTGGGTTTGCTATCTTTACCAATGTCTATGATAATTGGTTATCGGAATTTACTGATTGGAAAGAACTTATGGAAGAGTTCTTTCAACTACCACTAGATACTAAAAAACAATATCAATATAGTGGAGTAAGAGGCTCATTAACGTGTCGCGCTGGCTGGGGTGAAATGGGTTATATTCAGAATCGATCAGGTGATTTGAAAGAGTCTTATAACTGGATTGATTCAGCAAGAATGCAAGATCAATACTGGCCGACAGAGATTCCAGAGTTCAAATCATCCGCTCAACAGATCCTTCAGATCTCTCAACAACTTTCTCATCAGTTTTTCGACAAGTTCGAAAGCATGTTCAAACTCAAAAAAAAATATTTAATAGATAAGCATATGAGTGGTTATGTTAATATGAGAATGATTCATTATCCAGCGCATGAGAAGCAAGAGGAACACGAGTCTGGAGGAGAACATACTGATTATGGTTCTATTACTTTACTCTTTCGTTTCAATGATGTTGGTGGTTTACAAGTACAGGATAGAAAAACAGATGAATGGATTGATGCTCCTGTAGTGGAGAATTCAATAGTATTAAACATTGGAGATATGTTTCAAAGATGGTCTAATGATACGTTAAAATCAACTAATCATAGAGTTGTTAATACATTTCATACAAAATCTTGCTATTCAATGCCTTATTTTGTAGATCCCGGTAGAGATGTATTAATTAAGAATTTCACAGATGAACCAGATAAGCATTTACCAATTTCTTCTGAAGAGTACTTACAGGACATGCTGCGTTTGAATCATGACAAAAAGAATTGGGAACTACAGATTAATTAATGAACACTTAACTAAATACTTATATTAATAATTATAGAAAGAGGATATTATGTTACCGATATTATTATTCAATGTTATTTCTAGTCTTGTCGTGGACAAAGCAACAGATTTAGCAACAGAGCATGTGGAAAATATGATAAATGATCTACTTCCAGATGAAGCAAAAAAAGAATTAGATGAAGTAATTGCCAGCGATCCTTCGCATGCATTTGATAATGCCAAAGATGCATTGATGGGAGCAGTTGAAGGTAAATTACCTATATCATTAGCAGACGGAACGTTGAAACCAATAGAATTAAATTTTAAAGTTACTTATAATCCTACAGATGGGTCAGTTGATATAGAAAAGTCTTGATATTTTTTTTAATGTGTAGTATAATATATTATGTTTAAGTGAAAGGATTAAATGGGATATTTTGATGAAATGCTGAAAGTGGCGAATAACACTTATGGCTCTAAAGTAAGTGATGGTGTTGAAGCTGGTGATGTGGAAAGCTTTATTGACACCGGATCATATATATTGAATGGATTATTATCAGGGAGTATCTATGGAGGATTACCCTCAAATAAAATTACTGCATTTGCAGGTGAAAGTTCCACAGGTAAAACTTTTTTTGTTTTGGGCTGTGTCAGACAGTTTCTCGCAGATAATCCTACTGGTGGGGTTATATATTTTGAAAGTGAATCTGCCCTAACCAAAGATATGATTGAAATGCGCGGAATAGATTCTAAGCGCATGGTCATCCTTCCTGTTGCAACAGTTCAGGAATTCAGAACACAAGCAACTAAAATTTTAGAAAAACATTTAGAAGAACCTGAAAAAGATCGTCCCCCAATGATGATATGTCTTGATTCATTAGGTAATCTGTCTACTACTAAAGAGATGGAAGATATCGGTGAAGGTAAAGAGACCAGAGATATGACCAGAGCACAAATGGTTAAAGGTACTTTTAGGGTTTTAACTTTATTAGGTGGTAAAGCTAAAGTGCCCCTTGTTGTTACTAATCACACATACGATCAAATAGGAACATTATTTCCTCAAAAAATTATGGGTGGAGGAACTGGCTTACATTATGCCGCATCTAGTATCATATTCCTATCTAAAAAGAAAGAAAAAGATGGTACTGAAGTAATTGGTAATATAGTTCATTGTAGGACTTATAAATCAAGACTTACAAAAGAACATAAAATGGTAGATGTTCTTCTTACATATAAAGAAGGATTGAATAGATATTATGGTTTAGCAGAGTTAGCAGAGAAGTATGGAATCTTTAAAAAAGTTTCTACGAGATTAGAAATGCCTGATGGAGAAAAGGTATTTCTAAAAACAGTTTTAAAAAATCCCACAAAATATTTTACAAAAGAAATTCTCGATCAGATTGATAAAGTTGCCGGGAAAGAATTTTTATATGGTGAAATGGGAATAGAAGAAGAATTAACTCTTGAAAATGATAGTAGAGAAAGTTAAAGTAGTAGAACTAACATTAGAAGACGGATCAAAAATGATATGTCGCGGGGGTGAAGAAGCAGTACTTAGAGCTTGGGGAACTTATCCAGTAGTTTCCGCTAGGTGGACAGGAGAAGAAGAAACGATGCAATGGATTCCGGAAGGAGAACTAAATGAGTAATGAATTAACAAAAGAAGATTATGATAGAATAGACAGTTATTATAGAATGGTCCTACATCCCAAACATCCTGAAGACGTCACACAACAATGTATAGAGATGATGACAGGCCCGTTTAAGGGCGTAGTATATAAGTATGGCAAATTCCAAGTATCACCACCAGATACGGAAGATGAAAGTACTGCTAAGTATGAATATGATATTATAATGGTACCACCCGAATTAGAAGGTGTTGAACACACTGATGAAGAAGGTGAAGAATTTGAATTTATGATTGGTGAAATATTAGTAAAAATGCTATGGGACAGACATCAAGAAACACTAAAATCAGAAACAACAAACCCAGTAACTTTCGTGGAGGACAATGAATCAGAGGATAGAGCACCTAATACTATCACATTTGATACACAATGAACTATTTTCTCGTAAAGTTTCGCCCTATATAAAAGCAGAATATTTTGATGATAATTCAGAAAAGATTATCTTCAAACAAATACAAGAGTATATTCTCAAACATAATAGCTTGCCCACAAAGCAAAGCCTTTTAATTGATTTAGATCAGATAGAAGGTTTGCATGAAACAGAATTCCAACAAGCTACAGATATAATTAAAAAGTTAGATAAGCCAGAAGAAAAAGATATAACATCTTGGCTTACCGAAGCTTCAGAAACGTTTTGTCAAGATAAAGCAATTTATAATGCAGTTGTCGATGCAATTGCTATTTTAGAAGGTAATGAAAAACAAACTAATTTATCTAAAGGTGCAATTCCAAGTATCTTATCTGATGCTTTAGCAGTATCATTTGATCCACATGTAGGTCATGATTTTATTGAGGATGCGAATGAAAGATTTGATTTTTATCATAGGGTTGAAGAAAAGATTGAATTTGATTTAGATATGTTTAATAAAATTACTAAAGGAGGGTTGCCTAACAAGACACTTAATATTTGTCTTGCTGGAACAGGTGTAGGTAAGTCCTTGTTTATGTGTCATCATGCAGCAAGTTGTCTTTCTATTAATAAGAATGTTCTTTATATAACTTTGGAAATGGCTGAAGAAAGGATCGCTGAAAGAATAGATGCAAATCTTTTAGATGTTCCTATTAGTCAATTGGAAGAACTTTCAAGAAACATGTATCAAAATAAAATTGATAAGATAAATGCAAAGACAAAAGGTAAAATTATTATTAAGGAATATCCTACAGCGGCAGCTAGCTCAATGCACTTTAAAAATCTTTTAGCAGAATTAAAGTTGAAACGTAATTTCGTTCCGGATATTATATTCATAGATTATTTGAATATATGTTCTAGCGCAAGAATTAGAACAGGAGCAAATGTAAATTCATATACTTATATTAAATCAATTGCGGAAGAATTGAGAGGATTAGCAGTAGAATTTAATGTTCCAATTCTTTCTGCAACACAGACCACAAGATCAGGATTTACAAGTACAGATATAGGATTAGAAGATACATCTGAAAGTTTTGGTTTACCGGCAACTGCAGATTTTATGTTTGCTATAATATCTTCGGATGAAATGGAAGAATTAAATCAATTACTTGTAAAACAATTAAAGAATAGATATAATGATCCTACATCTTATAAAAAGTTTATTATTGGTATAGACAGATCTAAAATGAGGTTATATGATGTAGAACAAAAAGCTCAAGAAGATATTGCAGATAGTGGACAAGACGATGACCCGTTATTTGATGTTTCTACTAGCAATAGAATGCGTAATAAAGCAGACTTCGGGGCTTTTCAATATGAATGATTTAGATTTTGTTAAAAATTCATTAGGATGTATAAACGAAGCCTTTAAAGAATTTAAGGATTTTTATAATACGTTGGAATTCGGTTTCCGGAAACCTATTTCTCATTGGCATGCCTGCGCCAACAGAATGGAAGAAATATTAGAAGAAGAATTAGATTTTTCTTGTTATGTTAATATACGAAAAGATAGAAGCCATGCTTTATATGAAATAACCTTTGATGGAGCCGCTAATGTTCCCGAAGAACATATTTCAGAATCTGAATTAGAAATAACAATTAATTTATCACCAGAATTTTATACGCAACAACTATCCATTCCGGAAGATGCTTGGGAAAACTATAAACAACAACTCACCCTCACTTTCATTCATGAATTAACACATTCTTTACAATTAGATGACGGCAAAAAACAAAAATATAATGATTATTTTTCAAGCCCATTTGAAATAGATGCGTATAGTTCTGAACTCGCCTTTGATATGTTTCTTTATAATAAAGAAGAAAAAACTTGCGATTCGTATGCAAGGTATGCTACAATAGATACTAAGGTTTCTAATAAAATGAAAACCTTGGCAAAAGAGAAATATCAGTATCTTAAAAAGACTAAATAGTTAAGTAAACTATATTAATAATTAATAGGTAAGTAATAAGGAAAAAGTATGAAAACTTATAAGGATCTAACCCTCGAAGGACTGACGGATGGATTAAGCGGAGGGCATTTTGGTGGATATATAAAAGAAGATCTTGCTCGTGATATTGAAAAAGGCTTTAAACAGTTCGATAAGCTTGAAACAGATTATAGTACTGGTAACCATTACGGTAAAAAAATAAAATGTGGAGACTTCTTTATTATTCCGGAAATTATGATTGAAGGCGAAAAAGGAGGAGAAGGATACAAAGAAGAAATTAGGAACGTTTCGATAACCCTTCAAGATAAAAAAGGAAAGGATGTGACGAAGCTTCTTGATGATTCTGATGATGTATACGACCCCATAGGTCGCAACAAAGGAAACCGCGACATGGAATGGCACAAGTTACAGGGTACTCTTCCCGGTTGGCAATCCGGTGACCCAGTAGATATTCATGGAGCGAGTGAGAATTTAAATGGAAAATTAACTTCAGTTGATAAAAAATTGGTCAAATCAATTGAACAATGGTGTAAGCAAAATTCAGGTAAGTAATATGGATAACGTAGCAGATTCTGCAAAAGAAGTTCTAGAGACTATGGCAATTAGTAAGTTAGCTGTAAAATCAATAGAGGATGTAGCTAAGCGCGCTAATAGAATTACTAGATGGGCCCGGAATAACGGTCAGATGGGCGCGGAAGCTAATTCAATTAAAAAGATGGCTAAAGAACTTAATGATATTATGGATAAGTGGACAAAAGGCGATACGGTAATTGTACCATAGAGAAAAAATGAAAACATATACAACTTTTATGGCACCTGGTTATATTAAGAAGGATATCCGGACTCTCTTAGAAAGAGTAACGCCGGAACTCAAAAAACAAGTGCTCGATAAAATCGAAGATGTTCAAGAAGATGAGGTTTTAAGATCTATTCTCGAAGCTATACAACGAGATGTTATGGTTGCTCTTCTTGAGGAGAAGTGTGAAACTGCTAACATAAAAATGAATAAAGAAGCTTTTATTGACTCTATCATTTTAGCAATTAATAAATCAGGTGCACCAGCTAATGACCAAATGGATTTTTTAAAAGAACTTTTAGCCGGTGAAGTATTTGATTGTAAAAAAATGGTACAAGATAGTCACAAAAAAGTAGTAAGATTAGATTCATATGTTAAAACCAGAAGCCCCATATGGCCAAAAGTTAAAGATAAGTTTATAGAAAATATAACAAAAATAGATAATCAGAATATTGGTCCAGGTGAAATTTTATTTATTTTAGCTACTCCCGGAGCAACGAAGGGTAATGAAAACAATAAAGGCGATGTCGAATTAGCAGACGGTTATAATGTAGAACTTAAAGCATCCGGAGGCACGTTTTCCAAACCTGACAAATTTGCAGATGCTAAATTATTTTTTATTAATGCGTTCAAAGATTTAGGTAGCGATATAACAGCAAAAGAAGCAGATAAAATGGGTCTTGGAGGTAGAAGTGTTTATAAGGATAGCAATGCGACAGGTGGTATACCTAAAGCCCTTTCTCTTGGTAGTAAAAAATATACTACTTTATGGATGGAAAAAAATGGCGGTTCACAAAGACAAGCAGATAAAGCTTGCGAAAAACTATGGCATGATATTTGTGTTGAAGCAATGCCTTTTGACAAAGCCTCGAAATATGTTTTTAATAAGACTGTAAAGAATGGATTAACCGATCCTAATGAATTTATAAAACAATGGAACGCCAATGCATTAAATGATTATAAAGAACATGGATGGGATTATGTTACATTATTTGATAAAATATCATTGGATGTCATCTCATTTAAAGATGGGAAAGATCTCTATACTTCTAAAGAATGGAATCCAGGTACTGAATGGATGTTAAGATGGACTGGTGGAGGAGGTTTTTCTGGTACAGGATCATCTACAAGAATAAAAACAGGTCCTTTCAAAAATGAAGCAATTTTTGATCCTGGTGATACCGATTTTGAGAAAAAGATAAAAGAAAAAAATGCAATAAGAAGTTCATTAGAATCAACTTTTAAATCACTTAGTAAAAAACAATCTAATAAACAGGCTTTTGAATATTCTAGTGTGAAAGCTCTAAAAAATAAAAGAGGTAAGCCAATTGGCTACTCTTCAAAAGGTTTGATGAATGATAACAATTCACCGGAAGATTTTAAAAAGGTGAGCAATGAACTTGGAGCAGCTTTGGACAGGTATTTTTCTCTTAAAAATGAATTGAAATTTGGTAGAGATAATGCTGATAGAGATCTTGGAAAAAGTTTTGCGGATATGAAACGGAAATTGGGTGTCACATGAAAAAATATAAAGAATTTATAACAGAAGCATCAGGCTTCGATAAAGATGTTCATGTATCTTATTATGAAAGGTTTCCAGAATATACTGGAGGTGGGTGGTTTACTGATGTACATAAATTTCATGATTATCTTATGGATCCGACAAGTTATTATCATACGCGCGCAGTGCGTTCTCCGCAACATCCAATTACTGGAAAAAAAGAACTTCGATTTAAAATGATAGATAAACGAATAGTCAACGATGCGGATTTTGAATCTAGATATTATGCGGCGATAAATGCGCCATGGCCAGATAAGGAATTGGCTGCTATTATGAAAGCTGCTAAAGATAAGGTATGAAACAGTATAAACAATTTCTTACAGAAGCATCTGGAAAAAATCTTCATATGGAGCATCTTGAAGATGAGGTGTTAAATGGTGGAGTTAATGGTACTAGAGGTGCTATTGATTTTTTGAGATCCTTAAGAAATATGTTAGCTGGTCATAATAAAGAAGCTGTTAATGTTACAGTAAAGTGGGATGGTGCCCCTGCTATATGTGCTGGGATTCATCCTAATGGAAAGTTCTTTGTTGATTATAAATCAATGAGACGACCATGCTTTACACAAGCTGATGTTGATGAACATTTTAGTGGAGGACCTCTTCAGTCTAAAATGAGTGCTTTATTAGAACATTTACCTAAGTTAAAGATCCCTGGAAATATTTTTCAAGGTGATGTGCTTTGGACAGATGATAGAGAAAAGAAAATTAAAACAATTGGTGGTGAAAAACAAGTTACGTTTACACCTAATACAATAACATACGCTGTCCCTTTAAATACGGAACTATCAAATGCTATAATTAAAGCAAAAATAGGAATTGTTTTTCATACAACATATAGAACAGCAGGACAAGAAGATTTAACAGATCTGAAAGCAGAGTTTGGAGCTGATGTAAATGAATGGACAAAACATAAAGATGTTTGGGCAGTTAATGCTGATTTTACAGATTTAAGCGGAACAGCAACATTTACTAAAACTGATGAAACTAAAGTTACCGGAATGTTATCTCAGTTAGGAAAAGATTTTAATAAAGTTAATGGCCGATTTCTTGATAGTATCAAAGATGATAATATATTAAAAGTTCATATTAAAACCTATATAAATTCGAAAGTCAGAGAAGGAGAATTTATAGATGAAAGATTAGCGAGAGATGCTGTAAAATTTATTAAATCTAAATTGGATAAAGAAGTATCAAAGCTGAAAACAGAAAGAGGACGTTCGCGGAAACAAATGACAGTTGATGAATTCTTAAAAAAATTAAATGGAAATTTAGATCAAATAGGTACTGTTTTTCGTATAATGGCTTTAATAAATAATATTAAACTATATATTGTAGAAAAGTTAGAAGAAGTTAAAGGTTTAACTTCTACATTTATTAAAACCTCATCAGGATATAAAGTAACCAAACCAGAAGGATTTGTTGCTATAGATTCATTTGATTCTGGTAAGGGATTAAAATTAGTTAACAGAATGGAATTTAGTAGAATAAATTTCACTGCAGAAAAGGATTGGGACCAATGAAAACATATAAGGATTTTAAATTAGACTTCGGCGGAGGTTTATCAGAAGGTAAAATAGGCAGGGTTAGGGTTGATGAAGCAAAAGCAAAACCTTACACTTTCCTAGGAACACTACAAGGTGGAAGACCAAGCGACAAGGATGGAAAAGAAAGTAGAGGCCAACAGGTCGTTATTGATTTTATAGATGAGGGTTATTGGCATGAAGAACTTAGCAAAGTAAAAAATCCAGATCAATTTTTTGAGGATATTGAAGAATATTGCGATATCAATATGGCACCAAATAATAGTAGAGATGGAAAGAAAGTCATGCAAGCTATAGCAAAAAAGAAACTGTGGGTTGACAGAGACTCTTTTGGTGATTCCATTATTGGTACTGGACCAGACAAAAGAAAACTAAGAACAGCTTTAATAGATTACAGAGATTAGGATTGGGACCAATGAGAAATTATAAAGAATTTTCAATAATAAATGAATCTAAGTATTCTGATAAAATGATTAAGGCTCTTGGTGAATGTATTGATGCCGCGCCAGATAGAGCTAAAAATAAATTGGCTCAAGTATTTGAAGAATATATGGAAAAGTTTGGTAGAAAACAACCCAAATTACCTTATATGATGCAAGGTTTTTTTGATGCGATAGAAGAATTTTCAGATGCAAGAGTAGACAGAGAAAACTGGTAGGAGTTTAATGAAAAATTATAAAGAATTTACAGAAGAAGTTTTTAATCATCATATAGTTCAAGGTAGTACTGAAAAGGGTAAAGTTACACATTCCGGCTCGCTGCGGCAAATGCAAAAAGCGATAAGGGACCCGAAAATGCCTACCGATCACGTTCTTGTAAAAACTAGACATGATTTAAAGACAGGCGATGATTGGAAAAAACATATGCATGCAGAAGATGCTACGGATAATCTTTTAAAGAAAAAGAAGAAAATTGCACAGACAATCAGTCATCCAGGATATGATGCAGAATCAAAAAATGAAGGGATCTTCGGATCAACTTCAGCGAAGAAATCTCGGGACAAAATGTTTCTTGCTAGAAGCCGCGGAAATACAATAAAGAAAGACGAGCCCGTTAACGAACTTTCAAAAGGTTTATTACAACGAGCAGCGAACACTGCTAGGGACCAAGCCGGCCAAAAGAGGGGTGAGGCAGATAAGGCCGCTTCAAGGGTTGGGGATACTAGTCAACCACCAGGTCAAAACCTTAAATCGAAACGTGCAAATTACCAAGCAGCTAAAAAAGATTATCAAGCATTTAAATTCAGTAAAGCTGCTGACAAGAAAGAAGCATGGGAGAAACCAAGAGATAAAGACTTTGAAAAGCTAGGACCTCTCTCCAAGGGTGAACTGAAAAAGAAGAAAGATACCAAAGAAGGCGTTGATATGTATGATAATAAAAGAAAAGAAGCAGAGATGAGGAAGAAGGCTAGAGAAACTCCTTCCTCTCCAGAAACTCAAGCTAAGCTTAAAAGGGCAAGAGCGGGAGAAGTTGTTAAAGAGAGCATTAAACCACAATCACATGAATATTTTGGTAGCGGACCGTTCTCGGGCGAATATAGTGATGTTGCGACAGCCGTATTAAGAATCGCGAAAAAAGTTGCAAAAGAAGGTATTGAAGAGGAAGAAATAGGATTTGAAAAAATGTCTGATGATAAAGTAAACAAAGCCGTTACAGACGCTTATCTTGAAAAGGTTCAAGGAGAAAATTGATCTCATTTACGCAATTGCGGGAAGGTTCGTTAAAAACCGCTGTATTTACATTTGGTCGATTCAATCCCCCTACGATTGGACATGAAGTTTTAGTTAATAAAATTGAAACTGTGGCTAAACGAAATCGAGCCGACGCTTTTGTTTTTTTAAGTTCCTCTCAAGATTCGAAAAAAAATCCATTGGATTATAAAGATAAAGTTAAATGGATGAAGAAAATGTTTAAGCCTAGAGGCCAAGATATTTTCAAATATTCCAAAGATCAACCCAATGATGTTATGAGAGTCGCTTCACTATTGCATGATGATGGATATGAACAAATCATTATGGTTGCTGGAAGTGATAGGATAAATGAATTTAAAAAGCTTTTGTCTCAATACAATGGTGTTAAGGATAAACCACATGGCTTTTATGATTTTAAAAAAATAGATATAGAAAGCGCAGGGGAAAGAGACCCTGATGCAGATGATGCGTCGGGTATGTCAGCATCTAATTTAAGATCTCTTGCAGTTGATGCTGATTTTGATAAGTTTAAAGAAGGGTTGCCTGATTCATTAGCTGAAAGAGATAAACGTTTGTTATATCAAACTTTACGAAAAAATATGAAATTAGCAGTTGTTGAAGCGCAAATAAAAGAAAAGTTAGGTCCTGGTGCGCCAATTGGGAAAATGAAAAATTCAATAAAGGATCCCAAAAAAGCAGAAACTGATTTTATTAATGCAAATAAACCAAAGACAAAAAAACAGCACAGTACAAATATAGATGACATTCTTGCAAAAGCGGCCGCGGGAAAAAGTCCCTTAGAAAAAAGTGCTCCAAAAGAATCTATAATGATGGACAAGGTCACTTTTGAAAATAAGGAATATTGGGTTGATGATATCACTAAAGATATATTTGAATATTTAAAAGAGTTCGCAACTACTAAAACAACAAAAGAATATTATAAGCGCGCTTTAAAAGAAGCAGCGGATTTTTGGGGAAGATTTGAAATGGCTTTTGGAGCACCAATAGCTTTATGGGAAGTATCTAAATTAAAAGAACATACGAAAAAAGCAGCTGATTTTATTACCCTATTAGGTGAAGATGTTAATTATGATGTAGCAAATCTTTCATATATGTACGAAAGAATAGATGAATTACCTACTAATGAAATTGATATTAGTAAGCCAGTACGCCCAAAATTGCAGAAAATACTCGGATTAAAGGAATGGCACAAGGATAGAGCTAAAGAAGGTAAACAGTTAGAATTAGGAACAGATAAATATAGACAATATGTTGTCGATTTAACTCCCGGAGAGGATTTTAAATCAGAACAAGACAAAATTAGGAAACAACAAATGGAAAGATTCGATAAGATGATTTCCAAAATTATTGCCAACAGGAGCAAATAATGGATTGGTCAAAATATTATCCCGCTAATTATACGGCGATAACACCCGAAGATATTGAGATGATAAAGGAGTTAAAGAGAACACCTCCTGTTGAAGAAGACAATACTAATGATAAGTCAGATGATGGAGAAGAAATAGATAAGGTCCAACCTAAAGCATTAAAGAAAAAGTTTGATGATCGTAAAGATAAAGATATCGACAATGATGGCGATACAGATGATTCTGATGAAGTTATTCACGCTAAAAGAAAAGCTATTAGTAAAGCTATTGATAAAAAAGAAGAGGTTGAAGACGTAGATGAAATGTCTAAGGATGAATATAAAGATGATAATATGAAGAAGCAACAGAAGAAGAAGAAAAAGAAAGGTGATCCAGAAGAGGTTGAGTATTCCAAGAAACAGGATACAGTTACAAATATGGAATCAGTCTCTCATGGAAAACCAGGCGTAATTGATATCTATAAAGAAACATTAGCGTTAGCAAAAGTAACAAGAGGTAGAGATAAATTGGCTCTTGAAGGTGCTGCAAAGTTAATAAAGCAACGTTCTTATGATAAGTTAGCACCTTACTTAGATAGTATGGAAGAAGAACCCCGGCAATCTATTTTAATGATCTTAATGAATGATCAAAAGATTGCTGATAAAGTCATGAAGAAAATGAACACAGAAAATTATCATGGCTGGTTAATGTCTGAAATGCATCAGAAGTATGATGGACTTACATGGACTGAAATTGGTGAACGTTTAATTAAAACACCAGAACGTAGATTAGTTGCGCTTGCATATGCAACTAAGATGGGAACAATAGATGCTCCTTCGCCTGAAGTACAAAGATTAGCAGATGAATGTGAATTAGAGGATTTAGAAAAAGCAGCCGGCTCAATAATAGATGAAGATGATGAGCTAGATGAGGCAAAATCCGAAGGAGAAAAAATTGCAGATAAGAATAAAGCTGATAATGCAAAAAAGGCTGCTGGGACAAATCAAGATAATCAATCAGATGCTAATACAGCTGATAAAGAACGTGAAACACAATCTAATGTAAATGATAAAGAACAAGAAAAACGAATGGCACAATCAGAAAAAGAAAGAGCAGCAAAAAAGAAGCAACAAGCCACTGCACGTGCTAGAGAAGTAGATGATCCTTCAGTGAAAGTCGATACAAGAGATCGAACTATGCGTTCTAAACTGGTTGGTATAGCTCATGCCGCATTAGAAAATGCTGAAGAAGTGCCTGAAACAATTGATGCAAGACGTAGAGTATTTAAAGAAAAACTAAAAAAACTTGCATATGAAAAGGCTAAAGCAATAGTTGCAAATCGTAGTAAAAAAGACTTAGAGCCTGATTTTGCTCATACAGAAGAACCTGTTGATGAACTCTCAGTAAAGACATTAAACCGCGCAGCCGGTGCAGCAAAGAAGGATGCCGAAGTACACAGAGCCACACAAGCTCACGCGAAGATGGTGAAAGACAAGTATGGCCTCAAAAGTACTGTGGGTAAAGGAGAGAAGTCCGGGGAGTGGGCAGCAAAGAGAGATAAACAAGCCGGAAAATTCAGGGCGGCAGCCGATCAGAAAGAAGCAAAAAAAGAAAAAGAAGAAGATACTGATAGTATCGGATCTAAAATTAAAGAAACAGGAAAAGTTGATAACAAAGTAAAAATGGAGCCAACGGTGAAAGAAAGCGCAGGAGTTTCTTTTGTACGTAAATACAAAGAGAAAATAACAGAAGAATCTAAAGACATAAAACTTACAACGTCAATATTGGAATATTTGGGCAGTTCTTTTGGTCGTGTAAAAAGGGCAGTACCGGTTGGTGCTGAATTTGCTTCTGATGACGCGCCCGCTTCCGCGACTTCAATTGCACGAGCATTGAAGTGTAGTCCACAGCAAGTACAAAAAATGTTGGACGATATGGTAGAAGCAGGAACAGTTAGTCGTGTCGGAGATGCATATTCATATGCCGCACCTAGACCAGCAGAACCTTTAGGAAATGCTGATTATCATTAAAAAATATGTATATAGTGATTGGGAATGGTGAAAGTCGTAAAGATTTTGACCTTAGTTTATTATTAGATCATACAACATATGGTTGTAATGCGATGTATAGAGATTGGACACCAACCAATCTTATATGTATTGATAATAAAATGTTACATGAGTTGGTAGAATCGCAATATCCTAAATCAAATCAATGTTGGTTTAGAAATTTTCAGTTACTGGATCCTGATATGTATCCAGTTTTCAGGTCAACATTGACACCTGATATAAAAGTAATAGAGAATGAGAAAACAGATTATAAATTCGCCTATTACGGACAAGAGATTAGTAGAGTTTTTCATGATGATACCCATACAATGGATTTACTAGCAAATCCTTGTCATTGGTTTACATGGGTAGATAAGCATGATAAAATAAATGTGGTAGATGATTTAAAACATATACCTATGTTAGATTCCGGACCACTTGCAACTTGGATATGTTGTGAGACAGAAAAACCAGATAAAGTTTATTTAATGGGGTTCGATTTTAACATAAATGACGGAAAAGTAAACAATATATATAAAGATACTGATTGTTATGCTCCTAGTTATGCATTGCCAGTGAAAGCGGCAGGGTGGATTCAAAATTTTGAAACAATGTTTACTGATTATTTTCCTGAAGTTGACTTTATACATATTCAGGAAGAACAATGTTTTAATAAAGATATTTCTAATATAGATACTATATCTATAAATGAGTTTAAAAAGTTGTTATAAATATTAAAAATTAATAAGGAGACATAATGCCTTTATGGGGAAAAGCCGCTGCTGGTACGCAAGCACAAAAACCAAAGTGGATAGGTACTACAGAAGGTGCAGTATACAATAAACAAGACATCTATGGCGCTGACAATGGCTGGGTCATCAATACTAAAGCCAGTAAGAATTCTGGCGCGGCCCCTGAAATTTTAGTTGCTATGGGCGGTCTTGGTACAACACTTGCCGCACCATCTATTACATCAATGAGATTTACTGCGTCAGCAATCACAGGTGGATCTCGAACAGTATCTGTTCAGGTCACTTGGGATGAAAGAGTTACAGTTACTGGATCGCCTACAGTTTCCATTGCTAATGGTAACCAAGGATCCGGATCAGGTCGAGGACCACACGTTTGTGTTTATGCTTCAGGTTCCGGAACGAATAGACTTACATTCACCAAAGCATCTGAAACAGTTGCAACAAGCGATGTTCTTACATTAGGTGGAGCTAACGTTTTACTTGCTGGTGGAACAATTAAAGATACAACCGATGGATCAACTGTAGCATTGTTAGTTCTTTCAGGATTAACTGCAGTTACATTGACAGTAACTTAATTTAATTAAATATTATGGAATATATTGAAAATGTTAATGTTGCTCAAATAATGCAACAACAGCAAAATTATAAAACTGAGAAGGATGCACTTGAATTGCGTCTTTCTCAGTTACAGAATGAAGTTGAGAGTACTAAACGAGGTATACATAGTTATGACGGTGCAATACAAGCATGTAGTGCATTATTACAAACCGCTGAATCTAAAGAGGTAGAGATCCCTGAATTGGAAGAAAAGTAAATGGCAGATAAAACAATTCCCGCTTTAAATACACATGATAGTCCTACAGCGGAAGATTTATTAATTATCGTTGATGACCCTTCTGGAAATCCTGTAAATAAGAAAATTCGTGTAGATAATTTATTATCAGCACTTTCTACAGATACGACAACTAGAAGTGTTTCAAATAAAATTCAATCGCGAGCGGATACGAATATTGCAAGGGATCTAAATTTACGAAATGCTAAGACCGTTTTACAGCCTGAAAAAATAAAAGGTGAGGTAGATGATTTAACAGTTGTTTTAGGAACTTTAGATTTAGAAGAAAATTCGTGTTGGCACGTTGAAATTGATGGTACTTCCGTAACTGCTAATGATACTTTTAAATGGTGGAGAGACGGCGATACTTCAACTGGAGCAGCAACTGTTGATATTGATGGAACTGATCAAGCGCTTGCTAATGGTATCAGCATTAAATTTGATACAGTTACCGGACATAAGGTAGCCGATCGATGGCAAATTGTTGGTTTAATAGAATCAAGAATTGATTTTCAAGGTAGCCTATTAATAGAAGATAGTGTTCCGGATAATGGTTCTTTTACCAGTAACTTTTCTGAAACTGGTAATATGCAATTAGAATCTGGAATAGATATGGCATTTGAAGATGGTACAGAAAAAGATATGTACATATCTGCAAATACTACTGTTATTAGATTTGTTGGTGGCTTACAAATAGGAACCGCAACTGATATAGTTGGATTTTATGGAAAAGCTCCCGTCGCAGCTAATTCTACTTTTGTTGCCGGTGCATCAACCGCTGCACATATTATAACAGAATTGACACGTTTAGGATTGGTATCCTAAATATTTGGATGTCTGAGAAAGACCCTTCGCAAGAGCGATTCTCAGCATGATTTTAACTGGTGGTGAGTCCCACCGCAAAAGCCAGCAAGGAGATAAGAGATGGCTGATAAGAAAATTACCGCTTTAACGCCCGCGTCAGAAGCGGCGTCAGAAGATTTACTACATGTAATTGATGATCCTTCCGGATCCCCGGTTAATAAAAAGTTAACCGTTAAATCATTTTTCGGAAATGTAACACATACAATTACCGGAACTACACAAGCAACAACAGAGATGATTCATAAAACTCTGCATACTGCTAATATAGCACCTTCCTCATCGGATATTTTTGATAGCATTGTTACTTCAGATATTACTGTTGATGTTAAAGCAACAGGATTGGCCCAAGGTAATGTTGCAACATTAACTGCATCTGCAGCTACAGCAAAGATCCATGATGGAAATGTTGCTTTCACTTCAGAGGTATCAGCTGTTAAAGGTATCTTAGATCTTAATACATGGGATAGTGCTGATTCTTCAGCTGGTTCATCCTATTGTATTATTGCAGCTCATGCAAACAGTGCAGCTGCTCCAAGTGCTTCACCTACAGCATTTTTAAAAATGGATGTGTCGGCTTCTTT